TGTGGCGCTATTGATCTCGACCGGGGCGAGTCGCTTACTGAGCAGGTGAATGATCGTAGCGTGGTGACGGCCGCCTAGCGCTCGCCCAATGCGGGGCGTGCTCCATCCCATCCTCCGCAGTGCGACCGCGACCTCGTAGCGGGCCGCCACGAACTGTGGCTGCTGGCTCTTGCCGAGTACGGACGCCGGCGAAACGCCTAGCCGCCTCGCTGCGCGCCTGACTAGGTCGCAGACGATAGGCGGCTGTTTGTCCCATGCCTGGGGAATTTGTGCAAGGCCTCTCCGTGCGGGTGCTGGTGTGGACTGCTCCAGCGGGCGATAAAGGCCGTCACGCTCCGTTATAAGTCGATCGAGCAGGACACCATAGGCCCTCCGCGCCGGCGGCGGATGCGTGATCAGTCGATCGAGTTCGGCCATACGCGCCGAGTCAGGGAGGGAATGGGGAAGCATTGGGACGGGCATCAGCGGCCTCCCGTGGCTTCCGCCAAACCATCATTGAGAAGGTCGCTGGCGATCTGCTTGATATACGCAGACTCATTCGGATCGGCAAGCATGGCGCGGCACGCCGCGATTTCTGCGGCGCGCCGCGCCGGATCGACCTGGCAGGCGGACTTAGCTTGCTCCTGCGCCAATGGCCGGAGGGTCCGCACAAAGTCACCGGCCCAGCTCACGATTAAGCCGAGTGAGCGCGGGCCGTGAGGATGCGCCGGCGATCGCGCCGGCAGCGCGCCGAGCGCGTTGCGGTCGAGGCCCTTGAACTTGGTCACCACATAGTCGAGGAAGGGCTCCATGTACGCCGGCGACACGAGGCGCAGGATCCGGCGGACCGTCACGACGTCGCATTTGCGCTCGGGTGAGAGCAGTTCGCGGCTGAAATCGGTATGCGGGAAGGCGAGCTGTGCTTGACGCAATGTCCGGAACGCCAGATCTTCCGCTTCGCGTTCTTCGCCGGACAGTTCAGGCATGGTGACCGCGGGTAGCTGATTGAGCGACTTCTTGCCATCGTTGGGAAGGGGTTTGCCGGCGCGAGCACGGGGCATTCCAGAGACTACAGCCGCCCGCTCTGGCTCTTCTCTGGTAGTTCTCTGCGGCAATAAGGTAGCGGGTGTTTGAGCATTCTTTTCCGGGGGTGTGTACACAGTCGAATTGCGGGTTTGTACGAACTCGGCAACTGTACGTACATACTGCTGGACAGCCGGGGCGGCGGTCCTGAGCCGGGCCTCCCGGGCCGCGACATCGTCAGGGTCGGCCTTGCGCGGCGGGTGCTCTTCGCGGATTTTCTTCACTCCGAACTCGCGAAATAGGCTATCCTCTCTGTCAGCGATGACGGAGCGGAGAGCGGCGACGAGTTCGGCTTGGGCGGTCCTGAGGGTCTCTTTCTCGTTGGCGAAGATTTGGCGAAAGCGGTCCTGTTTTTCCGGCTCCCATTTATTGATTTGATTGAGGATGTATGGCGGAAAACTGTCTGTACAGACAGTGTCATTTGCTGTTTCTTCGCCTTCCGCTTCTTCTTTGGGTTTCGGCACGTCGCCCCGGAGATAGAGACGGCGCTGTCCTTCGGCCTTTGTTCCGTTGCGCCAGAGCCCTTTCTCGACGCCCTCCCGCCACGTTCGGTAGGCATTGCCTTCGTCCATGCCGAGGTCTTCCGCCACGTCCTCGATAGTTCGGACCTCTCGCAGGACGTTTACGGCGAACTCGCATCGGCGCCCCCAGAAAATCGTGTGATCGCACATCCAGCTCCACATGCGATAGAGCGGAGGTTCGCCCTTGGCGCGCTGCCATTGGTGCTGAGACGGCGGGATAGGGCTGAACCCTGACTTGCTGCCCATGCGCTTCATGAGCGCCATCACAACCTGAAAGTCGCTGAGACCTTCCGCCCACTTGAAGGGAGCCGCTTCGCCCTGCTTTACCGGGCCGCTCACTGGAGCCCTCCGACCCTGCTATCATGGCGAACGGTCTTGACCCGGCCAAGGGGTGAGGAGTGAATGGACCGGTGCGATGTGCGGTGCCCCTTGGCTGCTCTGCCACATCCGGGGAGAAATGCCTGCCACCGTAAACTATCGATGGCGATGCCTTCTCCCCGCCGGCTATTAATTTCACCGTAGGGTTCCTTCCATTTGAACTTCCACTGCTCTGGGGACTGCTGCGTTGCTGTGGGCATTCTTACGTTTCTCTCCAAATTCACGGGTTAGGCTCTTTTGGTGCTTGGAGTGAAACGCGGAGGCAGGGTAAACTGAACGTACGCGGACCCCTGTCAAAGGGGACTGCGGCTCCTCTCGGCGTTTCACGTTTCATCCGAGCGGGCTGACTCCACTTGGCGGTTTTGGCAGCCTGGTCGGAATTTTTCGGCGCCGCCGGGAGGCGGACGTGCTAGCCGGCGGATAGTCTTGGGCTCGTGGTTGCGCGCTACAATCACCACTTGAAGCGGTAGTCCTAGGCCAAAACTCGACTTACTTAGAACCCCTTCCTCTTTCCCCGAAGCGTCCCGACGCCGTAACATCGGCGAGTGTCCCTCGAAACCATGGAACGATTGCGCGCGCGCGAATCGGCGTTGCGTTCTGGATTGCGTGCACGTAACACGTTGCTGGGTTATGAGTACGACTGGAAATACTTCACCACCTGGTGCAAGAGTGAAGGACTCACTCCGCTGCCGGCGACGAGCGATACGGTTGGCCTTTACGTCGCATCCATGATCGAAAGGGGTCTCGTGGCCACTACCGCAACGCGTGCGGTCTCTGCGATCGGCTATCGGCACCGCAGGGAAGGGCACAATAATCCGGCCGATAATGCGGTGCGCGAACTGCTCGATGGCGCGCGCCGGATGCGCGCCGATCCTCCGATCCAAATGAAGCCGCTCAGTGTCGCGCAGCTCGCGGAGGTCTGCGGGAAGCTGACAGGCGGCCAACCGCGTGCGGTGCGCGATCGTGCGATTCTGCTGGTTGGCTTCTGTTCGGCTTTGCGGCGTGCGAGCCTCACAGCGTTGCGCCTGGACGATGTCGACCTCAGCGGCGGCCGCCTGTCGATTCGGGTGCGGCGCGAGAAGACCGACCAAATAGGGCGCGGCCGCTGGATAGGCATTCCGCCGGCGAAGAATCCCAACAACTGCGCCGTCCTGGCTCTGGCCGGCTGGATCGAAGCGCGGGGAAGCGCTGAAGGAGCCCTGTTTACTCGCATCGGAAGCCTCAAGCACCTTCACCCGGATTCCGTGTATCGAGTGGTGCGGAGACGCCTCGCGGAGGCCGGCATCGATCCGAACGGCTACGGCGGTCATTCGCTCCGCGCGGGCTTCGTCACAGCAGCGTGCGAGGCAAACGTTTGCGATGCACTCATCCAGGCCCAGACTGGACACAAATCCGTGGCTGTGCTGAGGCGCTACTTCCGGCGCGCTGAACTCTTTCGCGCCAACGCTGCCGGGATGATCGGGCTCTAGCAAGTTCGTCATTCTGTCTCTCGGAAAAGAGGTGGATTGGGGGACATCCGGTTTCCGAAGGCAATGACGTGCCTCACGGATGCCCGCCGCAACCGCAACCGGGAGCTACCCGGTCAGGCCGATTATACGCAAGCGGAGCGCGGCGCGCAATAGCCGAACCGAGAAGCATTTTCTGCATAAATCGGGGCGCTGATTCTTATAATTGTATCCCGATTTCCTTTGGGGGATCACGCCGCCGGGAGCAGGCACGCCGGAATCCGCGGTTCGCGCGCGACGGGCACTCCATTGAGCGCCTCCGGATGGCAGACGCACCAGAGAGCCACCTCGACCCGGCTGGATAGCCCGAGAAGCAGGAAGAGCCGGCAGGTGTACACCTTGACCGTCCCCTCGGTGATGCCCAACTGGTGGGCGATGGTCTTCTTCGCGGCCCCGAGGGCGATCAGGCGCAGGACCTGGCGCTCACGCGCAGCGAGCTGTAGCCGTTCGCCGTCCTCAGTCCAGAAAATCCGCATATGAAACGAACGGGGCCCGCGTACTATTCTAAGAATGTGCCAACCTCCTCCAGTACGAAAGTAACCCCCTTCCGGAAGCCAATTTCCACGATGACCGCAGAAGAGCTGGCCGATCACCTCGGCGAGCTCCATCGCCAGGTGAGCCTGTTTCAGCCCACCGCGAATGAATACGAGGCCGCGAAAAAGCGGCTCGTTGAAATGGCCGAGGGCAACTCAGCGGAGAAAAGCGTAGAGGTCGCCGGCCGCGACTATGTCGTGCAGCTCGGCGCGCGCAAGAACGAGCGCACGATCACCCATCCCATAAAGGCGTTTACCCTTCTGACCAAGCGACTCGGCAAAGCGGGCGCGATCGCCGCCGTCACCATCCCGCTCGGCGCGATCGACAAGGTGGCGACGTCGACCGAGCAGAGCGCGTTCATCGTCAAAGAGCAAGTTGGATCGCGAAGCGTCGACGTCGTCGCGCGCCGTCCGTTGGCCGCTTGACCGTCAAGAAGAAGGGCAAGGGCAGCAGGGCGGCGAAGGAAGCCAAGCGCCGCGTCGTTGCGGCCGGCGTGATCGCCGGCAAGCCCACCGGCGAGATTGCGCGCGACGCCAAATGCGACGCGCGTCACGTCGAGCGCCTGGCGAACGAGCCCGCGACCCGGTTCCTGATCGCGGATGCGATGGCCCCGCACCGCGAGAGACTTACGCGCTTAGCCGGCAAAGCCGTCGCGGCAGTCGCCGGAGCGCTGGGAGCAAAGACCACCGACAAGGCCGATCACATGGCGCGGTTGCGCGCCGTAGGCAGGTTCGGCGACCTGTGCAAGCTCGCTCAGGGCGTCGAAGAAGCAGATGCAGCGAGCGCGCGGCAGTTCACGTGGGAAGAGTTCCTGATCGTCTGGCGGAGACGCCAAGGAGAAACAGAGTGACAGAACTACGGCAACGATGCGGAGCGGACCGCGAAGAAGCAGCAATCCGGCGAGCGAGAGCCGTGCTGGCGCAAGCGAGAGCCGCGCGGAGACGCGCCGCAGCCTTCCTGGCGCACGCGAAAGCGGCGTGACCCAGGCCGAACGGGACGCGCTGGTATTGCAGAACATACCGATCGCCCGCAAAATTGCACGCGCCGTCTGGCGCAAACTCACACACGCCGGCCAAGGCGGCTACACGTCTCCCATCGACATCGAGGACGTCGAGGGCTGGGCGATGGTCGGACTGGTCCAGGCGGCCAAGCGCTACCAGGCCGGCAGGGGCGTCTTCACTCACTTCGCCTGCAGGCGGATCCGCGGCGCGGCGATCGACGCGTACAAGCGCCGGGCGTATGCGGAAATGTTGCACGTCTCGGCGGACTCGATGCTCGCCGACTGTGCTATTGACGATTCGAACGGGACGCGAGACCTGGTCTTGCTTATTCACACTGACCCCTCGCCACTCCCTGACGAACTCGCAGCCCGGGCCGAGCGCGATCGCGCGCTCGATCGCGCGATCGCCACGCTGCCCGGCGATGAGCGCAGAGCGCTGCGCCGGTCGCTGGCAGGCGAGAGAGTGGTCTCGATCGGCGCACGGCGCGGCAAGTCCGCGACTTGGGCGCGCGGCAAACTCACCAGCGCGAGGCAGAAAGTAGCGGAGGCGATGCTGCCGAGGGCGGCGTGAGCAATGCTCTATTCGCGTAAGTTCGGCAGTTGGACCTTCGAGATCGTATGGACCGGCGGCGTGCTCGTTGGGTTCACGCTCCCGTTAATTCCCTTCTACGGCAATCGGGTCTGGTCCGTGAGCTTGACTGTCATCACCCTGGTGCTTTGGTCTGAGGCGTGAAAGCGCCGGAGGATCTTTACCGCGGCTTCCAAGACCACGAGGAGTTTTGCAGGCGCTCGCTCTCCGTCCTCGATAAGCGCGGCCACACCGTCCCGATGATTCTGGGCCCGGCGCAGCGCAAGCTCAATGACATCGTCACTCGCTGCCAGGAGCGGCGCAAGGCCGTCCGCATCATCGTGCCGAAGGCGCGCCAGGTGTGGGTGTCAGTCGGCGTCGCGGCTCACTTCTTTCACGGCACGCCCTTCCTCGCCGGCCAGCATGCGCTAGTGCTTGCGCAGCTCGATCAAACCGCGCTGGCTCTTTTCAAGCACTACCAGAAGTTCGCCGAGACATACAGGCCATTCGCCGAGCTGGTCCGCCTACCTGATGAGAAGAAGAACAACACGGGCGAAATCGAGTGGGTCAATGACAGTTGGATCCAGTGCCACACGACGCGCACCCTTTCGGTCGGCCGCGGCATGCAGCTGCGCCGCGTTCACTTCTCGGAAGCAGCCTACTACGCGGATTTGAAGACCAGCCTCGCAGCGATCATGGCGGCCGTCCCGGACGATCCCGACACGATGGTTGTGGTGGAGTCGACCGCCAACGGCGTTAGCAACGAGTTCCATCGCATGTGTCTGGCCTCGGCGCGCGGCGATTCGGACTGGGAGTTGATGTTCTTCGGCTGGTGGGAGCATCCCGAATACACGCGGCCGCTCGAGAATCCCGGCCGCTTCCAGGCCTCGCTCTCCGATGAAGAGCGCGAGATGATGCGCCAGTTCAACCTGCAACTGGAGCAACTGCACTGGCGGCGTTGGTGCATCGCGAACAACCTGAACGGCGACGCGACGATGTTCAAGCAGGAATACCCGGCGACCTTCGAGGAGGCGTTCCAGGCCTCCGGCCGCCCGAGGTTCTCGCTCAAGCACGTGGCGAAGATGCCGCTGATCCACGACTCGCCGGTCGGAGGCCTCGAAGAGCAGATGTACGGCGGAACGCCGCGGCTTCTGTTCCTGCCACGGGAGCGAGGTGAGTTGAAGCTCATCCGCAAACCGGACCCGGCCCGCTCGTACATCATCGGCGCCGATAGCGCCGAGGGAATCGACGCCAACGAAGGAGACGGCGACGCGGATCCGGATTTCTCCGTTGCGGTGGTACGCGATCGCGAGACTGGCGACCAGTGGGCCACGCTGCGCGAGCGCATTGAGCCAGCCGAGTTCGGGCGGCTGCTGGCGTTGCTCGGCAGGTACTTCTTTATGGCGAGCATCGTGCCTGAGTCGAACAACACCGGCATCGCAACCATCGACGCGCTGCTCGCCGCGCAATACCCGCCGGGGCTCATCTACCACCGGCTGAAGAATCCGGACGACGATCCCAAGGAGCAGGCGGAAAAGATCGGCTGGAAGACAACGCAGGTGACGCGGCCGCAGTTGATCTCGTGGTACGACGCGGCGATTCGCGAGATGTCGATCTTCATCCGGGATCCGATTGTCGCGGCGGAAGCCAACACGTTCGTGATCAAGCCGAGCGGAAAGCCGCAAGCGCAAAAGGGCTGTCACGACGATTGCGTGATCGCTGACGCGCTCACGGTGGTCGGCATCATGCAGATGCCGAAGCCGAAACCGCGGGGCGAGCCGATGCGGCCCGAGGTGCGCAAGTACGGGCGGCTGGGCGAATCAGGGAGCAGGGGAAGGATCGTGAGAGTCAGATGACAGTCGCGCAGCTCATCATGCGCCTCCAGGCTTTTCCGCAGAACGCGCCCGTCCTCCGCATGCAGGCAGAGCACGGCAGCAACTCTCTCGTAGACGTGGATCACGTCCGCTATGTCCCCGAGGCCGTTGAGGTAGTGCTCGAGTGACCCAGGAAGACTTCCAGCTTCGATGGCCGGCGGCCGAGATCAACCGCATTTCGAGCCGCATCGAGACCGACTACCGCAACGCGCTCGCCGATCACAACCGGCGCATGGCGCGCTGGCGCGAGTATTACCGGCGCTGGCGCTGCTCGGTGGATCCGCCGGCTGCCGGCGAGGAGACCGCGTCGAACGTTCCAGTGCCGTTCATTCGCTGGAACATCCTCACGAAGCTGGCGAAAGAGATCGATTCGCTCTTCGGCGACGACGCCGAGGTAGTTGCCGTTCCTGTTGGGCCCAGCGACGCGAAGCGGGACGCGAAGGTCGGGAAGTACATGACCTGGCGCGTGCTGAATTCGATGAAGCTGATCAAGCCGATCTGCGTCTTCACCCTGCGCAAGCTGATCTTCGGCCGCTCGATCGCGTACTCGCCGTGGAAGCGCGACACCTTCGAGGTGTTGAACCCGGCGAAGGACTATAAGCCCGAAGAGGTGGTCGATTACGAGGGGCCGGATTTCAAGCCGCAGTGGCCAGACGACATCATCGTGCCGTGCGAAGACGCCGAATCGATTCACGACTTCTCGTTCGTCATCCGGAAGTACCGCGCCACGCCCGACCAGCTTCTCACAGGCGAAGAGGAAGGCCGCTACCAGAACATCAAAGACAACTGGCGTCGCATCGTCGAGCTGGCGCAGAAGACTCCGCAGCGCGAGACCGAAGGCGACGAGATCAAGCGCGAGAGCGATGAGGCCGAGGGCCTGTTCTACGAGCGCCCGCTTTCCGCCGGCGAGGGCGTGCTGATCCTGGAGTGGTACGGCCGCTGGCGGCCGCTGAAGGGCAAGACGGACGGCGGCGAGTTCAACCTGAAGCGGCGCGAGGCGAAACAGAAAGACTTCGTGGTGAGGCTGCTATGGGATCTCCGTCTCATCGTCGGCATTCAGGACCTGCAATACCTGTACCCCACGGTGAAGAACCGGCGCCCATTTGTCGAGTCCGCCATGTTGAGCGATGGCTCGTACTGGCCTGCCGGCCTGGCCGAGATGCTGCTCGACCTCGAAGACGAGCTGCGCGTGAATCACAACCAGGCCACCGACGCCGGGCAGCTCGCCGCCACGCCGATGTACGGCTACCGGCCAGGCGCGGGAGCGAACCCCGAAACATTCGAGGTCGAGCCCGGAATCTTCATCCCGCTCGACAACCCGCAGGAGGACGTCGCGGAGATCAAGACCAGCTTCGACCTCGCGATTCCAACGTGGAAAGAGCAGTGCGTCCTCGCATATGGCGAGAAGGTGACGGGTCATGGCGACTTACAGATGGGCCGCCAGGTCGATCGACCGAACGCGCCGCGCACAGCCGCGCAGACGCAAATGCTGCTCGAGGAGGGCAACGTCCGGATCTCGCTCGACACCAAGATACTGGCCGACGACATGTCGGGTGTGCTGTGTCACTTCTGGGGACTGGAATATATGTTCTCGCCCGAGGAGACGTTCTTCAGAGTGACTGAGGAAGACGCGGACGGGCTGTTCGCGGTGAACAACGGCGGCTCGATGCTGACCATGGAAGACAGAGACGGTCGCTACGACTTCCGCCTGCAGTTCGCTAACTCGGTTTGGTCGCGCGAGGCGAAGAAGCAGCAGACGCTGGCGCGCTATCAGCTCGATTTGCAGAATCCGCTGATCGCGCAGAATCCGCAGGCGCTGTGGGAAGTGACTCGCGATGCGCACGAAGCGCTGGGCGATCCGAACTTCGAAGACACTGTGCCGAGGCCTCCGGCGCCGGATATGTCGATCGATCCGAGGGTGGAGTGGGTGAACCTGCTGCACGGCGAAGACGTACACGTGAACCCGCTCGACAACGATCTGCTACACATGACCCGCCACATGAAGGACCTGCAGACGGCCGAGAAGGACCCAGGCAGCGATCGAGACGCGATGAAGAAGCTCGTGGTGCACTACCACGATCACATCATGCAGCTCCAGCAAAAGCGGATCCAGCAGGCCGTGATCGAGCAGGCGGTGCAGGCTGCAGGGCAGCTCGCCGCCGGCGGGAAGATGCCGGCGTTCGCGAATGGGCTGTTCGGCGGGCCGCCGAATCTGCCGCAGAATCCGCAGGGCGTGGGGCCGTTCCCGTTCAGCGGGCACAGCGAGGTGATGCATGAGCAGTGAGAGCGCGATGGAAGCGAGGGCGGTATTTGCTATGGACGCGACGGTCTCGGAGGCCGGGCATCTCGACCTAAACGTGCATAATTCGCACGTGGTCGGCTTCGTGCGCACCCGTGAGGCGATGACCCAAATCCGGGACGAACTCGATCGAATTCTGCGCGAAGGCGAAATGCGCTGCCCGTTCAGCGCGAGACGCAGAAGGGCCGAGGCGCCAGAGCGCGATGCAGCCCAAGCTTAACCCCTCGCCGCGTCCGGATGCGATCGACGCGGAGCGCTTCCGCGAGATGACGCGCTCGCCGCTCTTCGCGCTGTTCTGGGACCGCGTCGGCGCCGAGCTTCGCCGCGCGCTCGATGCGTGCGAGCGCGCGAATGACGTCCGCGAGCTTCGCCGCGCGCAGGGCGCCGCGGCGGCGCTGCGAACGATCGATGGGCTGCCCAATAAAATTTGCGTCGAGTTGCGGAAGAAAAGCGTCTAGGCGTCGAATACGGAGCCATGGAGCAAGAGTTCATTCAGCTTGGCCACGAGCAACCCAAGCGGCCCGACTTCCCGTTTCCCGATCTGATCCCCGTTGGCGGCCTGCTCATCGCCACGCGGCACATTGTGTTCGTCAGATTCGATCCCGACGTAGAAATCCACCTATCGAGTGGGCGCGTACTGCACTTCGCGGACGAAGGCGAAGTCGCCTACCTCAGACACCTGTTCCTCGGCTACGCGCCGTCATTTGGGCCGCCGGCGCAACCCGAACCAGCTCCGGCTGGCGCGGAGGCTATGCGGACATCCGATGAGCACACCGCACTTTAACGACCGGACGCGCGCCCGCGGCGGACACTCCGCGGCGCATCCCGGGTTCAATGCCGTTGCGGGCAAGATCGCGGACAAGGAAGGCGTCTCGCGCGATCGCGCGGGAGCGATTCTCGGCGCGGCCACGCGGCGCGCCGGGCCCAGCGCCCGCAAGGCGAACCCGCGGCTGAACCGGGTGAAGTAAGTGAGTCACTCTGGCGACGCGCGGGCGCTCGCGCTCGCAACCTGCACGCTATGCGGCGGCGCGGGGCAACTCATTCTGTGGGAGGGTCGCAGGGGAGTAGAACGGACGCGGTGGTGCAAGTGCACCTACAGGCGCGCGTTTCGAGCTTGCCTCAAGCAGTACCACCGCTGCGCGCAATATCCCGACCCCGGACCCCGCTGGGAGCTCTCGACGCGCGGCTATTTTGCTTCGCTTCCACGCGCCGAATACGTCGCCGATTTCGAGCTGTGCGGCAAGCGCCTGCTCGCCGGGCGGCCGACGCTGAGACCCGTCTTCGAACTGCACTACCTGATGGGCCTGGCTTTCGATAAATGCTGTGCGCGGCTGAAGTGCGATAGAGGCCAATTCTTCCATCGCGTTTACGAAACCGAGGCCATCCTGGGAAAGGCGTTCCTCGAGCTCGAGCCCTACGCACTTTTCCCCCGCGACTATTTCTCACGGCGCACAACCGAGCCGCCTGTGCGAGCACGGCGCTCGATGAGGCGGACGCAGAGGATCCTGGGGCGTACTGGCGTTGCGCCATCCTTCACGTTCGCGCCGAACAGGCCGGGGGTGGGGCTTGCTGCCGCAGCTTGAAAGCGTCCGGTGTAACTACTGCTCGAAGCATCGCTTCCGCTTTCGCGTTCATCGACTGCAGAGCGGCCAGGCGATTTGCGACTACTGCCTCGACTGGCATAACCACGCCGTCGCGTTCCTAGGCGGCGAGACGCCGCGCGGGTGCCAGGGGTGCGGGCTCACGTGGCAGACGCTGCGCGATTCGACTACGGGCGTCGAAGTACGGATGTGGGTGGTCATAAAGGACGGGATCTACCAGCTCCTGTGCAAGGCGTGCGTTGCGCCCTACGTGGCGCAACGCGCGGACCTTTACAAAGGCACCAAATTCGGACGTGAGGAACTAAAGCTTTGACACCAACTCCACAGACGCCGCCAACGCCGGCCATAGCGCCAGCCGCTACTCCCGAGGAAGTCGCGGCGCTGAAAGCGCAAGTCGCCGACTTGACGGGCAAGGCAGCGCAGGCCGACGAATTCAAGCGCACCGCGGAATTCTGGCACGGGAAGGCCACGGCCGCCGCGCCGGCGCCGGCGCCCAAGACGGGGGATGCGGCAGAGGACGAAGACGAGCAGGACCTGCTCGAAATCATCACGAGCAAGGGCGCTAAAGGGCTCGACCAACTGCTGAAGAAGCGTGGATTCGTGAGCGCGGCCGAAGTCAGCACGATGGTGAACTCGAAGGCCTCGCAGATCCATGCCGAAGGCGAGCTGGTCAAACAGTTCCCCGAGCTGGGCGACGCCAATTCCGAGTTTTTCAAGGCGACGGCCCAAGCCTACGGAGTCCTCAAACAGGAGGGCGTCCCCGAAGCAAGAGCCATGGTGCTGGCAGCCAAGCAGACGGCGCTCGATTTCATCACAGCAGGAAAGATGAAGACGCCGGGGCAGGTCGCAGAGGAAACCAAGGCCACGAAAGAAGCGGCTCGCCTGGCGCGCATCGCCGCGCAAGCCGGCGACCGCGACAACCGCCGCACCGCGGGCGAGGACGACGAAGCCGACACGGAACTGAACGACGCGCAGCGGCGCGTGGCTCTCAGCATGTTAGTGGGAGCGCCGGGCAAAGACGGCAAACCCATGGATGAAGCGGCGGCGATCGCCGCGTACCAGGCGCGCGCCAAGAACGGCGTGGCGATGAGTTCGAAGAGGTAACCGATGGCGACGAACAGACGACGAGCGCCGGCGCAGCCGGATCCATCCGCGGCGGCGAACCGGAAGGTTCTTGCCGATCGCGCGGCCCGCGAGGCCGTGAAGCCGAAGATCGCGCCGGCCGCGCCGAAAGAGAGCGCCGCGACCGATCCGCTGGAGTTTCTCAGCGACGAGTTCGACCGCAAGAATTTCGGCGATGGACTGCCGACGATCCAGCGGGTCATCTACGGTCCCGATCCCTTACTCGACAATGCCGACTTCAAGGAGCGCATCGAGAAGTTCGGCGTCGACGAAATAGCCGAGTGCTCGAAGCGGGCCATTCTCGACAAGGGCGCGATGGCGTTCACAGGCGCGCAGATGCAGTCGGTGATTGCGCGATCGATCAAGAGGTTCGGCGTGGAGAAGGTCGCGCAGGCGATGTACGACCGCGTGAAGCTGATTCCCGTGCGCACGGTCGAAGTGGAAGTCGACCGCGAAGACGAGATGCTCGGCAATCCGCTGAAAGAAGCGGTGAACCGCTATGGTACGCCGGGCTTCGCGCCCAAATTTATGTCGGAGGGCTGCATTGCGCAGCTCGGCATGCGCGGCTACCGCATCGTGCGCGAAATCAACGGCGACCCGGTGAAGGTGGGCACGCTGATCATGACCGAGATCCCGATCGCGATCGCCGAGCGGCGCGAGCGGCAATACGTCGAGGAGAGCCAAGACAACGTACGCGAGGCGCAAGAGCATTACGCCGAGGCGGTCGACCGGATATTGACGGAAGCGCCCACCGCCGGCGCGCGCGTGCTGAGCGCGGGCGAAACCGTCAGCGCCAATGCGACCGAGAACGAGAGCTTCCTGGGGCAGCAGCGCAGCGCGGGAATTTTTAACGAAGAGGTTTTATAAGCGGTGGCGAACATTAACAGTCCATTCGGCTTCCGGCCGATCAACAATCTGGCGGGCGGACCGTACGCGGTGAACGAGTACGCGAAGCCGGCGAGCGACACCAACGACGCGATTTTCATGTTCGACCTGGTGGGCAAGGCGGCGTCTTCGGGCGCGGCCCCGACCGGTCTGGGCAACCCCGCGCCGGGCGTGCAGAGCGGTCAGAACCTGACGCCGGGCACGTCGCTATGGCTGGGCGCGTCGCTGAATTACGGCGCCGTCAGCACGCTGACTTACCACTATGTGACCGATCAGCCGGATACGGTTTACATCGCGCAGGTGGACGCAACGACGTCAATCACTGTGGCGTCGCACGTCGGCAAGAACGCCAACGTGCTTACCACGGCAGGAAGCGCGACGACGAAGCAATCCGCCATGAGCGTGAATCACTCCGGCATCGCGACGACGAGCTCGCTTGACTTACGAATTCGGGCGGTATCGAATATCTCGCCCAACGCGGAGGGCGTGTTCGCGATCGTCGAAGTGACGATCAATAAGCACGAGAACGGATTGCAGACCGCGGGCGTTTAGCGCGCGGGCTGTGTAAGACGGGAGGGCGGCGCGGATCCGGAGACGGACAAGCGCGGCCCCCCGAGTTCAAAAACTTTCGGAGGGTGACAGATGTTTATCCGGACAATTTTCCCGGATCTGTTTCTTACGTCGATGCTTCCGGCGATCGACGAAGTGGTCATGGGGCGCTATTCGCAGTTCCCCGACCAGTACAGCCGGTTTTTCCGCATGGAGACGTCCAACCGGTGGGGCGAGCAGACCACCGAAGTGACGGGCTTCGGCCAGATGGCGGTGGTTCCCGAAGGCAAGCAGACCGTCTACGACGAAGCGCTGCCCGGGTTCAACAAGACCTACACCCACACCCAGTACAGTTTGGGCTTCAAGGTCTCGAAGATCGCGATGGACGACGACCGTTTCGGCGTTGTGCGCAAGCTGGCGAGCGAGCTGGGCAAGTCGGCCAAGGAAACCAAGGAAGTGGTGTGCGCCAACGTGTTCAACACGGGCTTCACCTCGGCCACCGGTCCGGACGGCGTAAGCCTGTTCTCGACCGCGCATCCGCTGATCGGCGGCGGCACTCAGACCAACCGGTTGAGCTATCCGTCCGATCCCGACGTGACCAGCGTGCGCATCGCGCTCACCGACATGCGCAAGACAGTCGATCACCGCGGCAAGAAGGTGCGCATCGCGCCGCGGCGCATGATTACGCCGCCCGATCTGGCCTTCGTGGGCAGCGAACTGCTGGGCGGCAACGACCGGCCCGACACGGCGAACCGCGCGATCAACGCGTTCAAAAAGATCCCGGGGATGCCAAACTTCGACACCGTCGACGTCTGGGAATATCTGACGGATCCGAACGCCTGGATGATCCAGGGCGACGTGCAGGAGACCGAGTTGCGGCACTACAACCGCGAGGCCTTCAACACGGTTCACGACATCGAGTTCGATTCGCGCTCGGTCAAGACGGCCGGCTGGATGCGCTTCTCTGTCGGCTACAACGGCTTCTACGGCATCTACGGGGCGCCGAGCTCCTAAGGGGGATCCATGGCAGTCAATAGCGATTTCGTACGCGCCACGCGCGTGCGCGAGCTTCACGTGACAGCCCGCGGCGCGCTGGCGAAGGGTAAGGAACCGAGCATCGGCACTGGCACGTACGTGCCGTCGAAGATCGTCATCAACACGTCCCTGCAAACGGTCCCGGCCTTCACTGTGGAAGACCAGAACGGGAACGTGCTCTTCTCGATCGACCAGACGGGCGGGATCGCAACCGGTCCGACGCCGTCGACGGGCCTGGTAAGCGATGGCGTTGCGCATGCGATCTACAACTTCGCGGTGGACGGCGGCGCAAGCTGCACGCCCGCCGTGAACGCCACGATTCCGGCCAACGCAATCATCACCGGAGCGACGATCAACTCCGTCACGGCCGTCACGGCAACCGGCTCGGCCACTGTGGCGATCGGGACGTCAGCGGGATCGAGCGCGAGCTCGATTCTCACTGCGACGGGAAAGGCGAGTCTCTCGCTTGACGCCCTGGTTAACGGCACGGTAACGCTGGCGGCGCCGGTGAAGCTGAGCGCGGCGGGGCAGGTTGCGATTGCGGTTGCGAGCGGACCTCTGACAGCCGGCGTGATCGAAATCTTCGTCTACTACGTGGTGGCGGCCAACTCGTAAAATGGCGCATCCGAAGACAGCCAGGGTGCTGATCGCATCCGGGGCCGCGACGGCGTCGCAGGCCTCGAAGGTGCAACAGGATGAGCACGCGCGCGGGATCCGGCTTTATCTCACGATTACGGCTTCGAGCGGGACCGGGGGTCTCCAGGTGGTGATCCGCGGCTACGATCGCGTGCCGGGCGCGGGAAACGCTCAGGATGCCGGCCTGCCGGCGAACCCGATCACGGGCGGCACGGTTCAACTGAGCGCCGGCGGAGCGCCGGTGACACAGGTTGGGACCTACGCGTACGAGCTATCGCCCCAGGGCGGAACGCCGCGCGGGGCTGTCATGGATGTGACCCAGGCGGCGCTGCCCTGGCGCTGGGACGCGCTGGTCGTCGCGGCCGACAACAGCAGCTACACGTATTCATTGAGCGCCGAGACGGCGTAAGGGAGAAGAAAAATGTTTCCACCGGTCAGAGTAGGACAGGGCGCGGCGGCGGACGGATCGCTGACGCAGCCGCGGGCGGGACGCTCGCTCGAGCAAATCGTGGCGGACGGCCACGCGCGCTACCAGGAGCCGACCTATCGCCAGAACATGTTCAGCATGACGCTGACGGCCACGACGACGGGCATAGCGGCGGGCAACATCGTTGGCGCGGCCGCGGCGGCCGCGACGAACTTCGCGCTGTTCAACCCAGTGGGATCGGGCAAGAACCTGGTGATCGTGAAGTTCGGCATGGGCGTCATTTCGGGCACGCCAGGCGCGGGTCCGATGTTCCACGGCTACATCGGCAACGTGCCGACGGCAGTGTTCACGGGCGTGCCTCTGAACAACTTCGTGAACGGTCCGGCCTCTGTAGCCAAGGGATACGCAACGGCGGCCGGCACGACGCTTACGGCAGGCCTGGCGCCCGTAACGCTCCGCATCGCGGACTTTGCGTCGAGCGGCACGGCCGCGGCCTCGCCCGGCGAATTGAAAGCGATCGAGTACGTGGACGGAGACATCGTCATTCCGCCCGGCGCGGGCTGGCTTCCGCTATGGAGCGGGGCGGGCACGTCGCTGCTCAACGGATACTCCGTGACTTGGGAAGAGATCCCGCTCTAGAGTCGAATACGAAAGAGTGAGACTCCTCGCGCTCGCTCTGGCGTTTGCGGACCTGGCCGCCGGCCAGGCCATCACCAATTCCGCAAGCCCGACCAACATGCCCAACCAGGTCAGCGTCACGACGGCGTGGCTGTACCTGAACAAGATGCACTACGCCGGCGCGTGGTCGAGCGCGTCCACTTACAGCTCGCAGGATACCGTGACCTACTCCGGCTCGACGTATGTGAGCCTGCAGGCCGGAAACCTTAACCAGCCGCCCGCGTCTTCGCCGAGCTACTGGGCGCCGATCGGCGGCGGCGGCGCCGTCGCAAGCGTCTTCGGGAGAACGGGAGCGGTAACCGCGCAGACGGGCGACTACACTGCTTCGCAAATTGGGCTTACCGACGTTTCTAACGCCGGTAAGGTGATCGCCGTCCAGGGCGTTGCCGTGGCCGTGACCGCGCCCACCAACGGGCAGGTGCTGACTTACAACAGCGGCTCGTCGAGCTATGCGCCCGCGACCCCCAGCAGCGGCTCCGTCACAAGCGTCTTTGGGAGAACGGGCGTGGTAACCGCGCAGACGGGCGACTACACCGCTTCGCAAATTGGGCTTACCGACGTTTCTAACGCCGGCAAGGTGATCGCCATCCAGGGCATTGCCGTTAATGCAACGGCCCCCACTGACGGCCAGGTCCTCAAATACAGTAGCGGCTCATCGAGCTATGTGCCGGCGACCCCCAGCAGCGGATCGGGCTGCACTGTAACCGGGAACGCCGGGCGCATACCCTTCGACAATGGCAGCACAGGTTGCTCAGAGGACAGCAACCTGGTGTGGGACTCGACCAACCACTATTTGGAGATTGGGACCGGCACGGCCACGGCGCCGCTCTCTATGACTCGCGCTTGGAGCTACACAGGCACGGGCAATTCGCAGGACATGGTGTTGCTTCACCCGACCTGGACCGAGGCGAGTGCGGACGGGACCAGCACCTTTCGCGCGCTGGACATTGCGGCGACATGCGAGCTTTCGGGCAACACGTGCGCGGGCGTATACAGCACCGCGACGGCGGGGCCAAGCTCTTCGACAGCTCACGCATTTGCCGGCATCTTTCGCGGCGTGAACGACACCAGCGGCACGGGTGGCTCATCGGTTGTGATGGGCGCCGTCTACGGCGATCTGACGCTGCCGGCCAGCGTAACGCTCGGGAATGCGGATGATTTTGATTCGTTCGGAATCACCTTGGGCGGCTCTGGCATCACGCAATCTATTACTTCCAGCGTGGCTTTCCGCGCGACTTTCGCCGCGAATCCTTCTGGGCTTGGGACCGTAACGCTCGGGGGGAATTATGGGTATTGGTGTCCGCAGATGACTGGCACGGTCATAGGCACGTCGAGCGCCTGCCTCGCCATCGGCGGCACTCCAGGCTCAAACCGAACGAAGGATGCGATCTACATCAATTCCACCGGCGCCGGCGGCGGCCCGATTATCACATTCGACAAGCTGCTTTTCGGGTCGCCAACGACCTACACAGCTTTTGTGACCGCGACGGGCCTGGAATATATGGACTCGACGTTCGTGCGGCCGCAGACCAGCACAGGAGAGCAGTACGCGAAGTACATAATGCTCAACCACAATATTGGCTCCGCCAACACGATCAACGAGTATGGCGGCATCCGCGTGGATGACGAGCCAGCCAACACCGGCACGAACACAACGCGCTACCTCTTCAGCGCCAATGCGGCCAATCTCAGCAGCGCAACCACGACGACAATTGCCATGTTCCATGGGCAGATGGGTGGCGCGGCGGACGGATCGCCGAACGGCACGTTCTCCGTTAATGGCACCGTGACTTCGCTCTATGGGTTCGATTTTGCGTTGGGCGCTAACGGGACCGGCACGGTGGGTACGATTGCGGGGCTCAACCTCGGCACTCTCTGCCAGGTCGGATTGACGATCACGAACTGCTACGCGGTGCATTCAACGGACGCGACTGCGGTGGCGAGCTTCGCTGGGCCACTCAACGCATCGACTATTACCGCGAGCGGGCAGAGCGGAAACGTTGGACAGGCCGCCTGTTACAAGGCTGGCGGAACGCTTGGTATCTGCTCCTCGGTGGTGGGAGCGGGAGGGGCATGTACATGTGGTTAGTCAGGATCATCTTAGTTGGCGTCATCGCGCTCGCCGGATCGTTTGCTCTTGCCGAGAGGGATGCAATAGTTGCGCAGGAAGCAGCAACACAGACGCCTAAACCTCCCGAAATAGGACCCGTGTCGCCCTGGTGGCGAGACGCACAAATCAGCGGGATACCTGTTCAATTTGACGCGTTTGAAATCACTGACCATGACCGCTTCGTCATGGCCATCGACATGTCGGGGCACGTGAGATTCGGGAAAGGCTATTCCCCGGACGTCGCTACGAAGCAGTTCATGCACGAGATGTCCAAATACTTCCACAACCAAAAACCATGCCAATGAAGACCTTGATCGTATTTATCTTAGCGGCGGCGGCGAGCTTCGTTCTGGCTCAAACGCCCGCGCCTGTTGACCCGGCGGCTGACGAGCCGAAGGCAGCGGCCCAGACGCCAAAACCGAGACTCACCCCGGAAGGCCGCGAGGCCTACCACGTCGCGCTCGAAAACATCATGGCTGCCGACGCGCGAGCCAGCGCGCTGCGGCTGGAGATCCGCGAAAAGCTTCAACCCGCGCTCGCGGCCGAGTGGCAAAAACTCGTAGCGACATGCGGTGGGGATCCCAAACCCGACGAAAAGGGCGTACTGCAGTGCGCGCCCGCGCCCGTTAATAACTCACCAGGAGGCGGTAAATGAAAACGCTTGTAGTGTTTCTCGCGACCGCGGTCGCGCTCATGGCACAGGCTGCCCAAACGGCCCCTGCGACCCAAACTGTTCCGACTCTGTCGGTGATGCCGGTTGGAACGCAAACGGCCTACCCGGGAGCCACCCTCAGCCTGCAGGTGAACCTCTCAAACTCATCGGGCGCCAACCTCCAAGCAATCGGGATTACGGGCTGGACCGGCGCGAGCGCGGCAGCGGCGGGAACGGCCTCGACGGCCGCGGCCAAAGCTCTCTGGAGCCAAGGATCGACCTATCTGCTGGTTGGCTTCCCGAATCCGCCCGGCGTGACTTCGATGCCAACGAACACCGCGTTGTCGGACGGTCAGTTGCTCACGTTTTCCTATTTGGTGCCGCCGACGCAGGCAGTCGGTTCCAACCTGACCGTGTCGGTACCGACTACGGTATTCGCGGGTTCGGTGTTCGGCTCAGACCCCACTGGAGCATCGATCCCTATGGCAGTTGCGCCGCTGTCTCTACCCGTAGTCGCGAATCCCACCTGCATAGCTACGATCAAAACGGACATCGGCAACTTCCTCGCCGCGCCATCGCAGGTATTGGAAGCTAAGATCGAGACCGATCTGACCGCGGTAATCGCCGGCGGCTCCTGCCAATGACGTGGGGACAGCTCAGGCATCAACTCTCGATTAGCGCGCCGGGCGTCTCGATCGATCTCATCGACGGATGGCTGAACAAGCGCTACGCGCGCGTGCTGCAGGCGACTGACTGGAAGGGCATAGAGGCGCACGCGACGATCCAGACGCAGGCGGCCTATCAATCCAGCACTGACTCAGTGACTCTCACGGTGGGCAGCGCCGCGGTTACAGGCGCCGGCACGGCGTGGACGAACGCCATCACCGGACAGAAGTTCTATCGCCCCGGTGACAACGCGATCTATGGGGCGACGTATGTCTCCTCCACATCGCTCACGCTCGATCGAGCCTTCGAGGGCGACGGCGTTGACGCGGCCGGGACGGTCTTCACAGCCGCGCAATACGTGCTGATGCAGAACGTTTACGGGCTTCCCCCGGATTGCTCGAGTGTGGTCAGCATCCTCAATCCGGTCGACGGGCTGCCGATGGACGGGATGTCGAAGGCGGAGCTCGACCGCTCAGTCGGACCGCGCACGCTGATCGACAACCCCGAGATTTACGCGATCTACGACGACTCGCCGGAGACCGATCCGCCCGTTCTCCACCAGGTGGAGTTCTACCCGCCGCCGCGCTATTCGCGCGGCTTCGTGCTGGACTACCGGCGCGCGGCGCTTGGTTTCGACGGCGGTAACACCAGCGGTTCGCCGCTGCCATTCGTTACGGACGGAGTGTTGCTCGCGGGCGTGCGCGCCGACATCGCGAAGGAACTGAAAGAGCTCGGGCAGGCCGTCGCCTACGAGGCTGAGTTCGACGGCGAGCTGAAAGCCGTGATCAAGGTCGAGCATGAGCAGCGGCGCAAAAAGCCCGTGATGCGCATGGCGGCGCGCTTCACGCGTCACCGCTTTCTGCGCGCGATCCGCGGCTACAACAACAACTGGGGTCCGGGCCAGGGCGGTCCGAACTAATGCAGCTCTCCGATATGGTCACGCGAGTGTCGCAGCGGCTGGCCGAGGCGGGGATACCGGTGTTTTATCCGAGCGCCGAGATCGTCGCGGCGCTCAACGAGGCGCAGAGGTTCTTTGTGTTGCTAACGCTGGGCCTGGAAACGACGCAGCCGTGGAACGTGCCGGCGGCGACTACGTTCTTTCACATGCTCACGTTCTTTACCGACTGGATGGTTCCGTTGCGCATCACCACCTCGACGGGCGCGAAGGTTCGGCCGTCCCGTTTCGAGGATCTGGGCGCGCTCGATTCGAACTGGCGCAACTCGCCGGGCGCTCCCTATCGCTATGCGGCGGCCGGCGCGGACTTTTTGGCGCTCTACCGGCAGCCGGCCGGAAGCGGCACGACGTTGAGCGTGACCTACGCGCGTGCGCCGGTTCCACTCGTTAACGACACTGACGTGCCGGAGATTCCCGAAGAGTATCACTCGAAGCTCGTCGCTTACGGCATCTACCGGCCGCGCCAGGTGGAGGGCGGTCAGGAGTTCGCAAAGACGCTGCCTATGCTCGGGGAGTTCCTCGACGGAGCGCAGCACTACGCGAATTACGTGCGGGCGCGCAACCGCGGCTCGCAGTACGATAAGACGCCCTTCGAACTTGAGAAGTTCGATCGCTCGACGCTGCTAAAGCTTCGCAAGGACCTGATGCCGTCGCGGCCGCCGGCGAATTAAGAGACATGGGCACTCCCGTCGCAGTCTTTCCCGGCGCAGTGGTTACCGATAACCAACTGCGCGTCGCAAACAACGGTATCGAGACGCAGCTCGCCTCGCCGATGCTTTCCACCGACACCGCGGCGACGGTGATCAACGCCACCGGCATTGCCGGCAATTCCATCGTCACTATAGACAACGAAAAGTGCGCGGTGTATAGCGTCTCCGGGAACGTCCTCACGTTCGGCAAATCCGGCTCGGCCAACCTGGATGGACGCGGGTTCGACGGTACGGCGGCGGCGCCGCACGCCGCCGACGCGGCCGTCGCGATGAACGAAGACGCCTGGCACCACAATGCGCTAAAGGAAGAGGTGAAGGCGATCCAGGCAGCTCTCGGAGCCTCGCTCTCTAACATTCCCTCGGGCATGCCGCAGCTCCTGATGTCGAAGTACGCTTTCACGCCGCAGACTCCAGGCGGCAGTCTCTCTCCCGGAAGCAACACCATCGCGCTTTCCCCGGTCCCCCCGGGAGTCAACGGCGCGGATTCCAACCATTACCTCTACATCTCCGGCGGCACTGGAACGGCCGAAGCGGTGCTCATCACCGGAGGGACCGCTGTCGCCGGGAATCCCTCAGGCACGCTCATCGTGACATGCGCCAACTCCCACACGGGAGCATGGACGATCCAGAGCGCGACAGGCGGCCTGTCGGAAGCAATCGCCGCACTCCCATCGGGCGGCGGCGCGATTCTCTGCGGCGCGGGGTCGGCAACGTTGCACGCGCCCGCATATAACCGGCCGATCCCGATGTGGATCGAAGGCCTCGGCCAGGAAACCACCACGTTCATCGTGGGCTCCGATTTTCCATTGGCCGCGACCGGAGTCTTCAACTGGACAAGCAATCCGGGAGGACCGACCGCCCTGCAGCCCGGCGGCATGCGCAAGTTCACCTTACTTTTTCCGCAGCCGGACTCGACCAACGTCGCGACCTACACCCATTGGCCGCCCGCACTCTATTTCACCAGTTGCCACCGGCCCGAGTTCTCCTCGATCAACATCCAGTGCGCATGGACGGGATTTTTCAGCTCAAGCAATGACGGGCTGACGGCGAAGGACATTACGCTTTCGTTCTTCAGCCGCGGTTTCGACCTCGACGGACAGACCGACACCGTCCGACTGGAGAACATCCACGCCTGGCCGACCGGGTGCACCGCCAATCAGGACACCGCTTTCACCGCCCCAAGCACGGCTAACGTGCTGTTCTGGCTCGGCAACGTCCAGGATTTCAAAATCACAAATTTCGGCTCCATTTCGGGGGGCGGTCCGCTCAACGCGCACTCAGGGACGGGCGGCTGTCCGGTTGGCCAGCTATCGAACTGCGATGCCGACACCGTAGGCGAATTCGTCGTTCAGGACGGAATCATTGAAGCGGTAAACATCCAAATGTCAATGGTGGGCGCCGTGGACGGCTTCGTGGTCAACGGCGGCCTCCTGACTATCACCGGCGCCTCGGTTTTCGTCAACAACGGCGTTACGGGCACGCCCCTGAAAGTGCGCATAAACCAGAGCGCCACCGGGGCGGCGGCAACGATCACGCCGGGACTCCAGGCCACCGCAGTGACCGTAATCCAGGGGAGCACGGACATTAATTCCGTGCAGGCCACAACCGCGACCGGCTTCACAGGTACAGCCGAGTGTCAGTTGATCGCATGCCGGTTCGAACGCTCAGCCAACGTGTCCTACAGCAGCGCCACGGTGAGCCAACTGAGCGGCACGGGAACGATGCGGATGAGCGTTGTCGCAAACAAATTCTCGGACGTGGGGTCAGGCTCTGTCACGGCCATCTTACTGCAGGATGACAACAACCACGAATGCATCGGCAATTCGGGCGGCGGCGGTTCGTTTTCCTTGGCGGCCACTACCAAGACTCTATGGATCGGAAATAACAAGTTTGCGTCGAACGTCAACCGTTTCCTCGACCCCGTCTACCTGCAATCCGGTACGGCCACGGCCACGACGGGCGCCGCTACGCTGAATACTCAGGCTGGCGTCGTCACGTCGGAAGCGCTCACAACTGCGGCGGGCTCCGACTATATTCTGACACTCACGAGCTCGCTCGTCACCGCCGCATCGCAGGTTTTCGCATCGGCGGCGCTGGGATCGAGCACGCAAGGGATTCCGGGCGTCATTGCAGTAACGCCCGGCTCCGGCTCGGTCACGATTCGGATTCGCAACTTTCATGCGACGCTCGCGTTCAACGGCGCCATCAAGATCGCCTTTCAGGTGAACCCGAGCTGACCACATGCCTACCGGGACAATCCTATGGGGTTCGACGCCGTGGGGAACCTCCGGTTCCTTCATTGGGAGCGGCGCTGTCCTCGACGCCCAGAGCTGCGTCAGCGATGCGGTCTACAGGCTGGGATTTTCGAGCCCGAGCGAAATCGCCAGCGTCTCCTGGGTGACACTCGCCGAGCTTTACCAGTGGGCCGACGAGGCAGCGAAGGAGCTGGCGTACGAGGCCGGCGTCTTTCTGACCGAGGACACATCGATTACATCGGCGCAGGGAACGGCGACTTACGAGTTGCCCTCGACGCACGTGTTCGCGTTGGCGGCGTGGCTGGGCGCGCAGGCGCTGCGCATCACGGCCGTGCGCGATCTGTGGGCGCTCGACGCGAACTGGGTGACGACGTCGGGGAATGCGACGCGCTGCTCGTTCGACGCCGGCGGCGTGGGGACCGTGACACTCTACCCGAATCCTGTCACTGGCGGGGACACGCTGGCGCAGATCTGCCAGGAGATCCAGGGAACGCTCGCGGCGGGGAGCTCGACCATCGCGCTGCCCACCGTGCTGCAGGATTTCTTCACTTACGCGATGCTAGCCGGCGCGCGGGGCAAGGAGAGCGAGGCGGCGATGCCGGAGATGGCGGCCCACTTCGAAGGGCGGCTCAAGCTGTACGAGCAGGTGATTGAGCATCTGTGGGGACCGGGGCAGTAGAGGGGCTACCGGAACTTCATTACACCCTCGGAGGCCAGTTCCACTCACGGTTGCCGTTCCCACAATTGACGCCGCCGACGCTGATCGGCCCATCGTATCCGAAACAGAAGAGGCGTACGGCTCCAGATTCATGCACCTCGTTGATTATGGCGGGCAACATCACCCCGTCATGGTTATAAATCACGATCCGGCCGATGGTGGGCTTCATCCTTTCTAAAGCATACATCGCCCCCCGCGCTTGTCGAATTCCCACCTAGTGCCTTACGAGAGCAAGAAACTCCAGATACTCGGCGGCGGCTTCAACGCACTGCCGCCGGTGGACAAGGTCCCATCGACCGATTACCTGATCGCGCAGAACTGGCGCGTCGACCGCACGGGGCGGCTGGTCTCCCGCTTTGGCTACCAGCAGAAGTTCTCGATCGCGTCGGCCGGCATCGCGCATTCGGCGGCTCTTCACGGCGGAGTGGACGGCGATTATTACGTGGGATGCAACACGTCGATCGCGAGCCCGACGCCGTCGAAGCTCTACTGGAACTTCAACGCCTCCGCGATCGCGTCCGGATTCGACGGCAACCGCATCGGCATGGCCGCGATGAACGGCTGGATGTACTTCATGAACCGCGGCGCTCAGGGGAGACACCAGGCGTCGCTGGGCGCGGGAACGTCGCAGGCCTGGAACCTCGACGCGCCGTCGAGCTCGCCGGCGGCGTCAACGACTTCGACTCCGTCGACCAGCACATCGGTCACTTACAGCTACACGCTGCAAAGCGACCCGACGTACATCCACTCCCTGACGATTGCAGGAGTCACTTACCAGTTCGCAGAGAACGGCTATTCGGCCGGCCAGCTTCCGCTCGTGATCGCAAGCCTCGCATCGGCGGACCCGAACTGCACGGTGACTTATAGCGGTACGGGATCCGACGTGGTGATCGCGCCGATCCAGTCAAACGTGCTGATCGCGGTGAGCGGGTCGGACAGTAACACGCCGACGAACCTGGCGAACGGCTCCGTGACGTCGCTGCCCAATGGGATCTACACACTGTATGTCACCTACCAGACGGCGGATGATTCGCTCGAGAGTAACCCGAGCCCCGTATCGAACGCGGTGACGGCTGCGAACCAGGCTGTCAGTCTCACGAGCATTCCAGTGAGCGCGGACGGCCGCGTGGGCGTGCGCAACGTCTACGCCATCGGCGGCACGCTGGCGTCGGCCTATCTGATCGGCAGCATCGCCGATAACTCGACGACGAGCGCGACCTTCTCATGGGCGGACCTCGATGTCACTAATGCCGGCATTACGATGCCGACGACGAACGATCCGCCGCCGGCGGCGTCCGGCGTTGCGGGCCCGCACTTCAGCCGGCTCTTCGCGTGGTCGACCGCGGCGAACCCGAACCGGCTGTTCTACACCGAACCGGACTTGCCGCAATACTGGCCCGGCTCCGGCGATCCGGCGGTAGGCAACTGGGCGGACGTCGGGACCGAGGGCGAGGCCATTCTGTGGTGTACGTTCCACGGCAATACGACCGTGATCTACAAAGAGCGCTCGATCTGGATGCTGGTGGGCGATCCCTCTACGGGCTACCTGCAGCGACTGCGCGATGACCTCGGCCCCGACAACGCATTCGCGATCGTGGAAGCCGGGAGCATCGACTACTTCGTAGCTGCGGGTTCGCTGCAATCCTTCGACGGCAACAATGCCGCGGATGGATTCGCCGCGGCCGTGCAGCCGCTCTTCACCGGCAGCCTGACGTACAACCCGATGAGCCCGACCCCGCCGGGCAGCGTGCTTCCCGGATCGAGCTACAACGCAAGCTCCACCGCCAAATACGCAGTCGCGCTCGGCTATGCGCTGGGCAAGCTTTACGTGGGCTACGCCGAACAGGCCGGGTCGACCTCGTATTGCCTGCTCGTCTACCACGAGGACAGCGCGCGCTGGTTCTATCACCGCAACGGCATCTCCGGAGTGACGGGCTTCTTTGGCTTCGTTTTCGACGGCGTCCAGATGGTGGGACTTTCCGGATCCACCGGCGGCGCCGCGATCGGCGAGAACCTGGACGACTTCCGGGCTTTCGCGACGACGGATCCCGGCAGCGCTGCGATCGCGTGCGCATACCAGTCGCACTATGAAGACTGTGGGCTGCCAGACATTGAGAAGGTCTGGCTGGAAGCCGCCATCGATTACGAGTTCTCAGGCGACACGGCGAACGTGTATATCGGGACGGACGGCGGCGCCACGTTCGCGGCGATCGGCACGATCGCCGGAACCGGCCGGATAACGAAGTCTTTCCCGCTGGCGTTCCTCTCGGGTACGGCGGTAATCAAGGACCCATCCGTCACGGCGCAGACCGATCTACTCGCCAAGAATCTCTCGATTGCGATCGCAGGCAGCGCGAGCAATGCGCTGATTCTGCACAACGTGTACCTGTACTACTACGCCGAGGCGCGGCTTTCGTCGGCCGTTTCCACCCTGCCGAGCGACCTTGGCTTGCCCGCGGTGAAGCAGTGCAAAGAGCTCGAGGTGGACGTCGACCCGAATGGAAACGCGGTGCAGGCGATCGTCGGGAGCGATCTGCCGGGCAACCTGATGGCGGTGCGGCAGACACTCGCCGTATCCAGCCAGGCCGGCCGGGCGCTTCTCAAAGTTCCGTTCGCCGTGACCGAGGGCTACCTTTGGAAACTGGCGCTGGCCTCGACGGCCGGGCCGTTTCGCGTCTACGGCGCGCGGCTGCTGATGCGGCCGATCGGCGTTCATGTCGACGCGTATGAAGCGGCCGCGGGATTTGTGTGGGACTCGGAGGCGATGTCGTTCGACTCGGGAGTCACCCACATCCCGCGCGGCTACGCGATCGCGCTTGCCGCGTTGCCGATCAAGCGAGCGCGCAGCATTTCTCTCGAGATCGAGACGTTCGGCGGGAACGTGACGGTGGCGCTGCTCACTGACTTACCGGGAGATGCGCAGGCGGTGCGGTTCACAGACACGGTAGTCAACACCGGGACGGCAGGCAGGCGGTTTGTGCGCATCCCGCTTCCACAGGGGACGACGCCGGCGATCGAGGGCAGAATGTTCCGCCTGCAGATCTCCGGGGCCACCGCGTTCCGGCTCTACGGCGCGGCGGTCGAGATCCTGGCGGTGGGCGTGTACATCGAGGCGTATGAAGCGGCCGGCGGCGCGGTGTACGATTCGCGCGAAATCGACTTCGGGATCCCCGCGTTCAAGGAAGCGCGCGAGCTGGAGCTGGACCTTGAGACAACGGGAGCGATTAGCGCCCAGCTACTCGGAGACGCAAACGCCGGCGGAACGATGGTGAGCGAGGCGTCGCAAGCCGGACTCACTACCACCGGACGCCAGAAGCTGATCGTTCCGCTGACCGTCAACGCGGCGACCTCGCAGTTCGTCGAAGGCCGCATGTTCCGCCTGATCCTGAGCGGGACCAACGCGTTCCGGCTCTACGGAGCACGCCTGCTGGTGCGCCAGTTCGGATGCTATCTCTCGGCATCAGAGACCTCCGGGGGCGGCCTCTGGGATTCGACTGAGCTTGACCTCGGAAGCCAGACAGTCAAACAGCTGCGCGAGATCGAGCTCGAGATCTGGGCATACGGGAGTTACACCGTCACGGTCTACACCGATCTGCCCGGGAACGCGATGGCGGTCCGGGCGGCGCCGACTCTCGGCGCAACCGGCGGCCGCACGAAAGTGCAGATCCCGCTTCCGCAGGGCCAAGTGCCGGATAACTACCTGTTCGGCCGCCTGGTGCGAGTCACAGTGACCAGCGCGTCGGCGTTCAAGCTATTCGGAGCGCGGATCCACGTGCGGCCGATCGGCGTGTACGTCGAGAGCTACGAGGCGGCCGGCGGCGCGGTGTGGGATTCGACGCCCACGAATCTCGGCAGTCCCAACGACAAGACGTTCGACGAGCTGCGCTTCGAGATGGACACGGACGGCGCGGCGCAGGTTACGGCGTACACCGACTTGCCCGGGGAGGTCTTTATCGCCAAGGGCCAATACCCGCTCACCACGGGCGCGACGTCGCGGCACTGGGCGACGGTTCCCCTGCCGGCCGGGATTGAGGGGCGCTCGGTGCGGCTTGTGGTTTCGAGCGCGGCGGGCTTCCGGATCTACAAGGCGCAGGTGCGGCACTCGCGCATCGGCCGCTACCTGTGCGCCGCCACGCCGGCGGGCAATGACTCCTTCAGGTCACTCGAGTTCGACTTCGGCAGCGAGCGCGTGAAGCCGTACAAGAAGATCGAGCTGGACATGCGGGCGGACGGCCAGGTGGCTCTTCAGGTGCTGACCGACCAATCGGGCGCGCTGGCGGTCATGTATTCGCCAATGGTGGCGACTCCAAACGGGCGGCAGACGCTCAACATCACCCTCCCGCCGGGCATCCGGGGACGGCTGTTGCGCGTGGGGCTGACTAGCTCGTCGCAGGCGCGCATCTACCGGCTACGCGTGTGGACGCGCCGGCTGAACGAAGGCGCCGGCGAGCGGTGGGGCTGGGACGACTACCCTCTCGAAGAGAGCGACGTGCTGCCGGCGTGGGCCGACCTGACCGTGCCGGAGACTCCGGACGGCTTCAGTTGGGCGGACCTGCCTGTCGAGCCGACGAAGCCGGAATGGACATGGGCGCCGTTCCCGGTGAACCCGACCGAGGCGCAGTGGTTCTGGGCGAAGGTGCTGAGCGTGCCGGAGACTCCGGACGAATGGACGTGGGTCACCGTGCCCCTCGAGGCGGCCGCATGAGCGATCAGATTCCCGCAATTCCGGCGGCGACGACGCTCGCGCAGCTCGTGATCGCGCTGAACGACCGGATCCGGCGCATCAACGTGGCGCTGGGAGGCTCGGGAGGGAGTGACTCGAGTCCGGCCGCCTCGGTGTCATACGGAACTCATCGCCAGCGGCTGACTACTTCCGCGAAGACGGCGGCCGACGCATCGCTCTGGTTCGAAGCGGACCGCAACAACGTGGAGTATCAGGCGCAGAATAATGTATGGGCTTACGCCGGCGGAGCGATGGCGGCGGCGATCGCATCCCGGCCGGCGGACCTCGGGGCGACTGACAAAGGGTTTCTGTTTCTGGCCACTGACACGTTCCAGGAGTTTCAGTGGAGCGGGAGCGCCTGGGTGGAAGTGACGCAGGGGAATTTGGCGCAGGTGGCGTATGGCGCCTCCGCCCTTTCTCTCTCCGGTTCGTTCGGCGACATCCCCGGCTGCACGCTGACGCTGACCCGCGCCGGCCGACACATCATTTTCGGCTGTTTCGATTTCAATGGCGCAGGCGTAGGTGACGTGAATCAGCAGGCCAGCGGCCAACTGCTCGCCAATGGCTCTGCGCAATCCGGGATGCCCGTGTATAACCCGCTGGTATGGGAAGTCCAGGGCAGCGGAGTATCGGGTTCTCCAGTCGTAGTCGGAAACCGAGCGACGGTTTTCCAGCAGTGGGCATTCACCGCGAGCGCGGCGGGGCAGGTAGTCCTGCTGCAGGCGCAAAAGAGCGGCGGTACGGGCACATCGAAAGCCGATGTCAATTCGAGCATCGCCGCGCTCTGGATCGGTCCATAGCGTCGAATTCCCGAGACATGGACGAAATCCGCCTGGTCGAGCCGTTCCCCGCCTGGCAGTGGCCGTTGGCGTGGGCATGGTTCGAAGGATCCCGCCGCTTCGCGGCCGACGACTTCTCCCCGTGCACGGCCGAAGCCTTCGTCGAATATAGCAATGGGGCGTACGCCACAACGTTTGGAGTGGAGCGCGGCGGCCGTTTGGGCGGCGCGATCGCATTTCAGCAGGCGTCGCCGGCGACGGCGATCATGCACGTGCTGTTCGCGCCCTGGTTTATCCGCCAGCGGGGCGCGGCCGGGCGCGCGTGCCGCGAAGCGTGCCGGCGGCTGCTGGCCGCAACGCGGACGGTGAAGATTCTGGCGCTGATTCCGGCCAACAACAGGCTGGCGATCGCGCTGGCGAGGCGCAACGGCGGGCGCGTGGAAGGCCTGTTGCGCAGTCACACGCTGCGCGACGGTAAGCCGCTCGACGCGGTTGCGGTGGGAATTACGCGAGAGGAGTTCGAGGCGCTAGAACATGGGACTGAGTTTCGGGGGAACGAGCTCCAACAATGCATCGAACTCGTCGAGCACGCCGACGTACAGCGGCCTTCAGAGCGGGCTGCAGAGCACGCTACTGAGCGCGCTCCAGTCGTTCCTGCCAACGGCGGCGACCGGCGGCATCGGGCCAAACGTTTCGGCAGTACAAACGCAAAACGCGGACACGATCAACAAAAGCTACTCGTCGATCGGCGACCGGATGAGCAAGTTTCTGGCGGCGCGCGGATTCGGACAAAGCGGCCAAAGCGGGCAGACGCAGTTGCAGACGGAGCTGGGAAGGCAGGGCGCGCTGGCGACAAACAACTCAAGCGCCGCCGGCCTGCAACTCAGTCAAAATAATTCCTGGCTGCAGGATGCGTTCGAAGCCGCGTTCTCGAATCCCGGCTCTACGGCCACGGGTACGACCAACGGCAGCAGTTCGGGATGGAGTGTTGGCCTCGGGGGCGGCGTGGTAGGCGGTCCGAGTGGAACGGCGTGGGGAATCGCCTAAATGCCGGCGTTCCCCGAGCCCATGTCCACGCAGAACCCATACGCCGGCGCGGCGGCCGACGCGGCCAACGCCGCGGGGCGCATGGCCTCGTCGATGGCGGACAACCTCGCGGCCACGGCGCGGCAAAAGCAGCAGCTCGCCCAGCAGCAGGACCAAGCCGCCAAGCAGGAAGAACTCGAATACTGGAAAGAGATTGGGAGCGGAAAGGCGGTTCCCTTCGAGCCGTACTCCGTGCAGGCTCCCGATTCCTCTGGCCTAGTCAAGCGCACACCAAACCAGCCGCCAGGAAACGGCCAGGTGCGCGATCTGAAGGCCTTTGGCAAATCGCTCTACTATCCGACCGACCAGGAAAAGGCGGCCGCGAAGGCGAAGGCGGCGCCCGAACTCGACGAATCCAATAGCATCGCGCCCACTGGCGAGCTGTCCGACGCGCTGACCAAGGCCGGCTGGAAGCCGGGGCAGCGCATTAAGCCGGCCGACGCGCATACGCTGCTCGAAAGCCTGACGCTCGCGATCCCGAAGGACGAGAGCGACATCCACTACTCCGACGATCCGGACGGGACGCTGCACGTCTTCCACACCGACAAGAAGACGGGCCAGTCGGCCGAGACGGCGACCTTCCCGGGCACGGGCAAAGGAACGGCCGCCAAGTCGGCCAAGTCGTACCAGTTCAGCTACCACACCGACGACGCCGGCAACGTGCACGTGCTGCGCGGCGATCCGGACAGCGGCAACGTCGACGAAGTCAAAGTAGTGAAGGGCGCGGGAGCGAAGCGGAAGGATCCGGACGCGCAGGCGGCGGCGAAGCCGCCGAGCCCCGGGCAGCTCCGCGCCGTTGCGCAGAAAAAAGGCGACGGCCTAGCCAAAGCGGAGGGCGAATTCCAAAAGGAGATGCAAGGCGCGCTAACTCCAGAGGACCGGCAGACGGCCATCGGGAATCTGACGCGCGCCAAACAGGCAGTCCAAAACGAGTACGAGGAAAGCCTGGGCACTCTTACCGGTCACGACGTGCCGCATTTCGATTACGGCAGCCAAGCGCAGCCAGCGCAGGCTCCTGCCCAGGCCGCGGCGCCTGGCAGCGTACCCCAGGGCGGCCGAGGCGCGAACGCCGCGCCGGCGCAAGCAAAACCCCAAGGGCGGATCCGCGTGAAGCTGCAAGACGGACGCACCGGTTCCGTTGACGCCGGCGAGTTCGACGCCAAGACCATGACGAGGCTCGATGGAGCCAAATGACGGCACGCCGAAAAGCTTCATCGCCGATGACGCGCCGGCGACGCCGGTAATCCCGAAGAGCTTCATCGCGGATCCAGTCGCGCCGCAAAAACCCTCCGATTTACTTCCCCGGCCCGAGGACGTGGACGCGCAGACCACGGCGGCCGCGCGCGCGATCGCGCAGCGAGTGACTCAGCCACAGGCGCCTCCGGCGGGCCCCACGATTGGGCCACGTACGCCGAGCTTCATGGAGCGCCTGGTTGCGCCATTCCGCGATAGCCAGATCGGCCACGCGTTCGGCGTCGACACGCGTACGGATGCGGCGCGCCAGGCGCAACCCGACCAGCTCGTCAACTTCGGCGCGGCGCTCGACCAAAACTCGCATGGAGTCCTGCGCGGCATCGCCGATTTCGCAAGCGGCATGACCACGCCGGAAAACCTCCTGCTGATGGCAGGGACCGGCGGCCTGGGCGCCATCGATCGCCAGCTCGGCGCGTCTGGGCTATCGAAGTTAGTAAGTGGCGGGTTCTCGGCGCAGATGTTATGGGACGCAGTTAGGCAGTCGCCGGAATTTGCGCGCCAGGTTAAGAGCGGCGACTCGGCCGGCGCGAGGGAAACACTCACCAAGATCGTATTGGGCGGCCTGATGTCCGCCGCGGCGCTGAAGCACGGCATGGCGGCCGAAACGCCCGCGCCGGCGGCAACGCCCACGATGGTCCAGGATGCCCAGAGCCCGTTCGTGGATCCGGGAGCGCCGTATCCGGCCGCGCCGCCGACGAACCGGGACGCGCGTCGAGCGACCGCGCAACCGCCGGAGAGCGGCACGCCCGAAGGCGTCGCCCGCGGCGTGGACGCGCGCGAGCGTATCGCGCAGCAGCTCGCGGGGAAACCGTTCGGCCAGCTTTCCGCCGGCGAACAGAACGCGATCGATGAACTGATCGCAGAGAACAACAAGGGACAGGCCGGCCGCGAGAAGACGCCGGCGTCGTTTATTCCAGACAAGGAGCAACCAAATGAAAAAGAAACCAATGCCCGCGAAAGCGGCGCCGAAACCAAAAAGCAAAGCGGCGAGCAGCCCGACGACGGGCGGCCTACTGCAAGCCCTGAACCAAGCATCGAACGGCCGGCCACCGAACAGGGGCCGCTGTTAGCTGAGCAGCCACAGTCGGAACCCGCGGCCCCGGCGCCCGGGGCGCGTGAGCCGGCAGTCAAGCCGGCATACGGCCGCCACGCGAGCGTCGCCGTCCCGGGCGAGGCGACAAACTATCCGATGCGGTACGCCGTGCGAGAGGCGGCGGACGTGCAGCCGTCGCACAACCCGCACAGCTTCGAGCCCAATCCGGATTACGAGCACCGTAACGACCGCGACTATTCCGAGGCCGGCAACGCCGCGCGCGTGGTGCAGTATGCACAGGAGTTCAGGCCGGACTTCATGCTTACTGACGCGCCCACGGCTGAGCAGGGCGCGCCACTGATCGACCAGCGCGGCAACGCCCTCGGCGGCAACAACCGCACGATGACGCTGAAGCGCGTCTACCGGCAATCGGCGGATTCAGCCGCGGCATACCGTTCGGCCTTGCGCGATCGCGCGCCGCAGTTCGGCATCGATCCGCGCGAAGTCGATCGATTCCGCGAGCCGGTGTTGGTGCGCGAGGCGACTTACCCGATGGACCGGCAGCAGGCGCAGATCGCGATCACCGACTTCAACAAGTCAAGCGCGGCCGCAGCTTCACCGGCTGAGCAGGCGGTCCGCGATGGCAGGCGCATGACGCCTTCGACCGTTGCCGAACTGGGGGCGCGGATCCAGGACGCCGGCGAAACCGGAACGCTGGCGCAGGCGCTGCAAGGCGAGGATGGCGCCGCGGCGCTCAACCACCTGATGCGAGACGGCGTGCTCACACAGCAGGAAGCGAACGGCTACGTCGACGAGCGCGGGCATCTGACGGCCGAGGCGAAAGACCGCATTGGTAAAGCGCTGGTGGGCAGGTTATTTGAATCGCCGGCGGAATATAACCAGACGCCGCCCGAGCTGCGGGCGAAGCTCGAGCGCGTGGCACCGCAGGTTTTGCGCGTCGAGGGACGCGAGGGCTGGCAACTGACGCCGGCGGTGCGCGATGCGCTGAGCGCGATCGGCGATGCGCGCGCGCACGGCATCCGGAATCTCGACGACCTGGCGCGGCAGGAATCGCTCGGAGGCGAGACGCGGAGCTATTCGCCGGATGCGATCGCAATCGCCAAAGCGCTGAACAATGGACCGCTCACCGCGGCGCAGGCCTTCCGCCGCTACGCGAATGACGAGGCGCTTTCGCGCGACGGGGCGCAAGGCTCTTTCTTTACGCCGCCCACGCGCACGGAGGCGTTCGACGACGCCTTCCGCCCGCGCGCCAGCCAGCGCGGCGCAATCTCGCCGCAACTGCTCACGCTGGGCGCAGAACAATTCTGGACCGACGACGTTGCGCCGGCGCTGCACGACGCCGCGGCGACCGTGGTCGAAGCCGCGGATGATGTTCTGAAAATATTAGCGCCTACGGCGCGATCGCGGCCGGCGCAAAGGGCCGGTCTCATCATGCGAAATAAGCTCGCGGAGTTGGCGCGGCGCAGCGATCGCGCGGAGGCCTCGCTCAAAGAGGCGAAGCGGGCGTTCGACCGCATGACGCCGGCCGAGAACTATGAGTTCATCCGGCGCGTGGAGGCCGGGCAAAAGCAGCAGGCGCCCGAGCTCGACGCGATCGCCGGGCTGCTGCGCAAGATGCTCGACGAACGGCGCGCGGACGTGCAGGCGCTGGGCAAAGGCAAGCTCCAGAGCTTCTACCAGGACTACTTCCCGCACATCTGGAAAAAGCCGAAGAGCGCGGCGAACGCATTCGCAAGCCTGATGGGACGCCGGCCGCTCGAAGGGCCGAAGAGCTTTTTGAAGAAGCGGACGCACATCACATTCGAAGACGGCCTCAACGCCGGACTGAAGCCCGCGACCGACAACACGGTCGAGATGGCGCTGCTCAAGCTGCGCGAGATGGACCGCTACATCGTCGCGCACCAAACGCTGGCGGACTGGAAGGCGAACGGGCTGGCGCGGTTCATCGACGCGCGCAACGGCAAAGCGCCGGCGGGATGGACTAAAATCACCGATCCCATCGGGGCCGTGTACGGGCCGAGTCAGATCGGCGTGAAAGAGTACCTGAACAAGGGAATCGTCGATGGCTTGCGCCGCACGCTCGCCGGGCTGAAACTCGATCACCGGCGTAAGATGCGCGTGTCGGGCGCACCCGGCGCGCTGGGCGTGGCGTTCAAAGGGACGAACCGCCTGCAGACGAAGTTCGCATCGGATGAACAAACGCTCGCGCATGAGATCGGGCATCACCTCGAGTGGCAGTATCCGTTCGTCGACCGGATGATGAAGCATCCGGACGCGAAGACGCGCAAGATCCTGAACCAGGAGCTCCGCACCCTGGTGGACCAGCGCTTCGCCAGCAATCCGAACGTCTCGCAGTATTACAAGAGCTATGTGCGCCAGGGGGACGAGAAGGCGGCTGCGATCGTGCAGGCTTACGTTTCGGCGCGGCCGCTGTTCCAGCAGGTGGCGCCGCGCGTGCTCGCCGAGTTCGAGAACCACATCGGCGGCATTCCGTCGCTGAGCGGCTTGCGAAACACGCGCGCATCGCTCGAGCACGAAGCGCTAGAAGGCCAGGTGGATGCCGGCGGCCTCGTAATCCGCGGCAACTACTACGCTCCGGAAGGCGCTGCGCGCATTCTGAACAACTACCTTGAGCCCGGGCTGCGCGTGCATGGGGCGTATCGCGCGCTGCTCGGCGCGAACAACGTGCTCAACCAGTTCCAGCTCGGGATGTCGGGCTTCCACGCGGGATTCACTTCGGCGGAAACGGTGGTCTCGAAAGGCGCGCTCGCGATCGAGCAGGCTATGCGCGGCAAGTTCGCCGCGGCGGCGAAGAGCGTGGCGCAGATGCCGATCGCACCGGTGAAAACGTTCCTCGAGGGAAGCAAGGTACTGCGCGAGTGGTACAAGCCCGGGAGCGAGGGCGCGCCGATCGCGGCTATCGTGGACGCGCTCGAGAAGGGCGGCGGCCGCGCGCGCATGGACCGCACTTACCAGACTGACATCGGCGAGAACATGATGCGCGCGTTGCGGCGCGGCAACTTACTCGGCGGGTTAGTCCGCGCGCCGTTCGCCGGCGTCGAGGCGATGAGTAATCTCATCATGAAAGAGCTGGTACCGCGGCAAAAGCTCGGCGTGTTCGCCGACCTGGCGCGGCACGAAATGGAGCGTCTCGGTCCTGGCGCGACGGTGGAGCAAACGCGCGATGCGATGGCGAAGGCCTGGGACTCGGTCGAGAACCGCTTGGGCGAAATGACTTACGACAACCTGTTCTGGGACCGCACGGCGAAAGACCTGGCGATGCTAAGCGTTCGCTCGGTGGGCTGGAACCTCGGGACGCTACGCGAAGTAGGCGGCGCTGGGACCGACGCTGCGCGCATCGCCGGGAGGTTGGCGCGCGGCCGCTCTCTCGAGGGAATCAACACGCACAGGCTGGCGTATGTGGCATCGCTCACGGTCACCGGGGCGGCCATGGGCGCGATCTACCAATATCTCGCCACCGGCAAAGGGCCGGAGGAGCCGAAGGACTATTACTTCCCGAAGACGGGGCAGCTCGACGAGGCAGGGCGGCCGCAGCGGATGAGCCTGCCGCTATACGTCAAAGACATCTACCATTACTTGACGTCGCCGGGTAAGACGCTCGCCGGGAAGGCCTCGCCGCTTGTCTCGCTGATGGCCGAGATGATTCGCAACGAAGATTTTTACGGCGCGAAGATCCGCAACGAAGACGACCCACTCGTGAAGCAGCTGCACGACGAAGCGATGCACGTGGCGCGAACCGCCGTACCGCTGAGCGTGCGCAATCTGGAGCGCGAGGCCGGCCTCGACGCGCCGGTGTTGCAACGGGCGGAACAGTTCGCAGGCATCACGCCGGCGCCGGCCGACCTGGAGCGCACGCCGGCCGAGTTGCTCGCCCACGAACTGGCGGGCGCGCACGTGCCGGCGGGCAGCCGCACGTCGGAGCAAGTGGAGCGCACGCGCCTCAAGAGCGAGTTGGCGCGATCGCTGAGGCTAAAGCGGGGAATCCCAGCCGAAGTGACCGCGGCGCGCAAAGCCGGCGATTTGACCGCGAAAGACATCCGGGAGGCCGCGGCGGAGTCGAAACAGGCGCCGCTGGCGCGCGCGTTCAGCCACTTAGGCGTGGAGGACGCAATCAAGGTGTACCGGGCCGGTAATATACCGGAACGGAAGGCCTTACGGGCGCCGCTGGTGAAGAAAGCGCGAAGCGCGATCGCAAACCTGCCGCCGGAGGAAGCGCACCGCGTAATCGAGAAGCTGAAAGCGGCGCTGGCGTCGAAATAGGAATTGTGGACGGGGCGATGCAAGCGACGATGTACGAAGGCCGGATTCGGGCCGTAGAAGAACGCCAGAGCGCGCAGGAAGCGCGGATGGACAAGCTCATGCTGATGATGGTAGGGACGCTGGCTAGCTCGTTGGCGACGTTTATCGCGGTGGTGCTGGGATTCCTTTTGAAAGGGGCGGCCAGGTGACCGTCCGCTTCTGACCTCGATGAGCGAGCCGCTCCGTAACTGGAAGACGACGGCCGTGGGCATCGCCGTCATCGCGATCGCCGTGGCGTTCGTCATGGGACGCATTCCTCTCAACGAATTTCTCGGCGCCTTTGCCGTGCTCACGGGCGGCGGCCTGGCGCTGGCGAAGGACTCGGGGAAGTAGCGTGTGGGAGCTTTGGGAGGAAGGCCCGGTCTATGAGTCGCCCGCGTGGGATTTATGCGGACGGCGATCAGCGATCCGGACGCGCGGGCGCTCCGGAGAATGTCACCGTATCGCCGGCGCCCTCAAGAGCCCGGTAGCACTTCTGCAACATCGAGACCGTCTGTGAGACGCCGGGCTTAAAAGGCGCCGCGCAGCGCGGGCACTCCGAGGGAACGAAAAAGGGACTCTGCGGCCCTGAGAGTTCGACCTCCATGTCTAGCGTCAAGCGCGTTCCGCAGCGTTCGCAGGCAAGCGTCACGAAGCGGAGATCCCGCATGGAGATGAGGAACTGTTTGTCCACGGCTTCAGTTTAACGGAACCGACAATGGAGGCGGCATAAGTTCCGCAATGTGGCTGCGCAGCCACAAAGTGTAATCAGCCTAAGTTATTGATTCCTCTTCCTTCGCACCCGCTACCACTGGTAGAACGGGAATATTTCTGCGCGTAGCGCTTTAGCCACAACGTGTAAACAGGGCGTTTTCAGAACGCCGCCGAGCTGCTCGGCTTCAGCTCCTGGACGGTGACGGAGGTGACGGAGATCGGACTGGGCGGGTTGGTGGAGATATCGGAGGCGGGAAGCACGAAGACATAGGTATACGCGGCCGTCGAGCTCGATGGCTGCGCCGCGGGAATCGCGACGACTCCGACCTGGCCGGTACTGCCCTGCAGCGAGGTCGTGACCACGATGCGCACGCCAACCACGCCAGGATCCGTGGTGACGGCTTTTACGATGAACAGGCGATTCAGTACTGAGCTGTACAGGCCGCCATCGCCGGCCGCGGCAGTCAGTCCAGCTTGGTAGCTCGTGGGATTGAGATCGGTGCACGTCACTGTAAGTGAGCCCTGCGTGACCGGGCCAGAGAGGCAACCAGGAACGGGGGTGGGAGGCTGCTGTGCTTGGGTGGCCGCCGGAGCCACAATAACCATCAGCAAGATGAGCGTTTTCATTTTTTCTGTCCCTCTATTTACTCGTAAGCATCTTTGGAAAGAACACGCGGACCATCGTCACGTCTTTGCCGTCGGAGATTAGCGTCGAGAGCACGACTTCGCGATCCGCGTACGCGATGTGAATTTCCTTGATAGGCGGAACCGGCCCGGGGTCAACTTCGACCCACACTCTTGGGTTCTCCTCCTCGGCCTTAGAATGAAGCGCGTCATAAAGTGCTTGCACTACCGAGCGCGGCGCATCGGGCGAGGCGTATAGGCACACGCGCGTCAAAACGTCGCGGCGAAAAACAACATCGCCGATCGACGACCAACCTGACCGGCCCTGCGTGAGGAACTGATAGGAGTCTGTCGCAATTTCTTGCAGTCGCGAATGGGGCGCGACGGCGAGCTTGGCAAGGGCAGCGTCCTTGGGCATCCCTACCTGCAGTTCAACGCCCCCGATCTGTATGCCGGCTGACTCCGCAGCCAAGACCCAGGCGAACATAGCGAGCGCGGCGACTTTCATTTAGTTGACCTCACGCGGCGTGCTTTGTGGACGGGCGCCCGCGCTTCAACTTGCCAGCGGGAACGTCCCATCGCGGCTGCTTACAGTGCGGACAGTTGGCGGGGCGCCCCGCAGTCCGCCTTATCCACTGGTGACCGCACCGGAGGCAGCGACACATCATAGCGGCCGGAATGTTCATTCTGTGATGATGATATACCAATTTTTAGTTCTTGACAAAATGATATGATGATCCTATCATCTTTTTAGCCCGCCTCAGAGGGCGGCGGAAAGAGAGAGAGTCAATGAGAGAGACAATCGAGTTCGACCCCAACGTTCCCCAGCGGGTCGCGCTCCAATACAGCACAGGAAGGATCGTAGACGGCCGCAACGGGCAGCGGGTTATGTTCTCGCTGGTCGACGGCCGCGTGATGTTCCTCGACTTAGAAGTCGCGGAGCAAGTCAACCAGCTCAGGCCGAAGCCGGGCGAAACCCTCACCGTGTGCAAATCAAAGAGCGGACGGGAGACAGCGTGGTTTGTCGAGCGCGAACCGCGCTCGGGCGAGCAGGGTGACGGCACGTTCGCAGTGCCGGCGGTTAAGGCCACGGCAGCCGTACCAGCGGCCGCCGCGGCAAATGCAGCCTCTCAGCCGCACCACAACAACGGTAGTAATGGTAGCATCCCCGTGAACGGGAACGGCAACCACGCGGCGCCCGCGCCGCCCACGCCGCCCGCCCCGCGCACGCAACTCGAGGACGCGCTTCGCACGGTGGTATTCGCCTGTCACCAGGCGCGCCTGTACGCCAAGGAGATTGGCTATGAGGCGATGCCGCCCTTCACCAGCGAGGACATCCGGACGATGGCCAACACAATCCTGATTCAGAGGGGAGGCCGCTGATGCCGCGCGCATGCATCGTGCTGAACTGCAAGAACGCAGGGCCGCTGTGCCGCCCCTGCTACGAATTTCTGACGACGGGCCGCGCCAACGGAAGCGCGGCCTATCACTTGGCGCGCGCGGCCGCGCGGCCGGTCTATGACGCGCTCGCCATCATCACCGGCGCCGCCGATTCGTGGCATACGTTCCACCAGCATACGCAAATTCAGTGCGACGACATCTGTGCTGCGTTGCCGGCCGCCACTGAAGCTCTCGAAACGTACGAAGCGTACGAGCGGGAGGCGCGCCATGTCTAGCTACAGCGCCGATGAGTTGCTCGATCTCGCATGGGACGCGCAGCAGGGCGCGGCCTATGAAAGCTTCGCTGCCGCGGACGAAGACGCGCCGGAAGCCACGGATCCCGAAGGCGACGAAGACGATGACTGCATCTGCGCGGAATTGCGCTGCGTCATTGAAGCGGCGAATACCGCCGCTGAAGTCTCGGCGGCAATCCACGCGCATCAGCGGGTATGCCTCGTCTGCTTGTATGACCACGAGCCGGCGTGCTACTGCACTCAAACCGATGTGGATCTCCTCGACGCGCGGGGCTGCGACCTGCATGACCCGCGCAGCGAGTGGAATGCGCGGTTGCGCGCCGTGACTGCCGTCGAGCGCTATCTCCCGGAGGTGGCGTAATAATGACGCTCCTCCAGCGATTCCGCTTCTATAAGCAACGCAACGCGCCGGCCCTGGCCTACTATTTTGCGCGGCGCAAGCACGTGGGGGATGGCTATTCCGTGCCGGAATTCCTCGTCGTCGCGTGGGTTGGAGGGCGGTCATGACCGCACCTAGCATCACTCCCTTCGCTCTCGACTGCGCGGCCGTCGCGATCGCCGAGCGCGCAGGCCTCCGCATCGAGCGCCGCATGTCGATCGAGATCACCGACCAGGCCGCGCTCGCCGCGGCCGGTCTCACTGTCACCAAGGAGGCGCCCGACTACGGGCGCCTCCGGCGCCTGCTCGCGGACGGCGCCAATGTCCCCGGCGCGCAGCTCGCCGGCGTCGAGTATGTGTTGCGGCCTAGCGGCGGCGCGGCGCAGAATGGTGAGCGTCCATGAACGATGACACCCAACTCGGCAAAATCGACGCGATCCTCGAGGCGATGCACGGCATGCAGGATCAGGTCGACGGCCTGATCTGTCTGGTGAGCGATCTGGACGGCCGCCTCACCCGCATGGCCGCTGCGGTGGCCGCGTGCACTCACTGCGGGCGGCCGTCGCGGCCGGGCGTCGAGCTGTGCGGTGACTGCGCACTCGAGGTGGCGCGGCGGCTGCTCGACGATGGGGGGATAGCGTGAGTGCGCGACGGATGATGACGGCGAGGGAGATCCGCGACATGCGCGCCCGCTGGGAAAACGAGGCTCGCGATGCGCGAGCCCGCATCGCCGGCATCGCCGCGCTCGATCCGATCCTCAAGACTCACGATGCGCGAACCCTCGCCGACGAGGCGTTCTATTCCTATCGCATCGCCGGCATCGCCGCGCTCGATCTAGTCCTCGGGGACAGGGACATGGGCGCGCTGGTGATGGAGCGGATGGTCAGCTCGACGTCGAAATAGTCTGTAGCGGCTTGTTTGATCAGCCCGCGGCCAGCATTCTCCGGCCGCGGGTTTTTTCAGCTTCACGCCCCAGATTGGACATTACAGCCATAAATGCTCCCCGAGGACCAACCGGAAATCAGTAACTTACAGACCCAAAATGAGCCATCATTGGACAAAGTAACTATTCTGTCCAATGAGGCGGATATGGGCCTTAGAGCCAAAGTCGTTGAATTACAGCCACTTAGCGGACCGCCGAAAGACGGTACAAAGAAGCGCAAGCCGCGCGGCAAGACAGCCCCCGATTACCTCCAGCCTGAGGAGTGGGAGCGGCTCATCAAGGCCATCGCCAGCGTACGCGACCGCGCGATTTTCCGCGTCGCCTACCATGCCGGCCTCCGAGCCTCTGAGGTGGGCGGGCTGGATATGCGGGACTACCAGCCGCGCACAGAGCGCCTCTACGTGCGCGCGCTGAAGGGCAGCAACTCCGGAGACCACCACATGTGTCGCGAGGAATCGCGGGCTCTGCGCGCCTGGCTGAAGGTGCGCGGCTCACAGCCCGGTCCGTTATTCCCCTCGAAGAAGCGCGGCCCGATTAGCCGCAAGATGCTCGACGTGCTGATGAAGCAGTACGGCGCGGCCGCCGGCATCCCGCCGCGGCTGCGCCACTTCCACACGCTTAAGCACAGCTGCGGCACGCACCTGATGTCGCGCGGCTTCGGTATCGAGCAGGTGCAGGATTGGTTGCGCTTGGCGAATGTGCAGAACGCCAGCATCTACGCCAAGATCACAAACCGCCGGCGCGACGAGATGGCGGCGCAACTGCGCGACACGTGGCGTTGAGTTGTCCGATCAAATCGGACAACTGCGTTGAGTCGCTTTAGACCCCGCGCGCGGACGGGACGCGCGTCCCGCGCCACGTTCGCCTAAGCAACTCGAGGATGGGGTCTTCGTTGCGCCTGCCGAACTGTAGCTGCTTGATTCTTTTGGCGGCGATGCGGACGGCGGCTCGCAGCTCGGCGTTGGCGCGTTCGAGGTCGGACATGAGTAATTGTCGGCCGACCTGGTCGGAGACTTTAGTGTCGGTCATAATTCCCAGTGGTCACGGCAGTAATGCCGGTTATCGCCAACCTCGCGGTGATGGCGAAAGCAGACGGGATTGCCGCAGGAGAGAAGCCGCTCCGTTGTGAACGTTGCGTCCGGAGATCGATATTTCGCGTAAGGCCACGGGTGGCCCTGAACCACTACCGTCACCAGCAGGAGTTCGGAGTGAGGCACCCTCTCGATCTCGGCAATTCGGCCGCGCTCCTTATTCTGGTAGATCCAGACATCACCGATGGAAGCCTCCTCAATGGGCAGGATGATCTCCGTTGGAACCTTCCAATCGCAGAAGACCGTTTCCTCCGTCGAGCGGCAGATGGAGCAGGCAACCCTGCTGGAGGGAACCGTGGAGGGAATCATTTATCCAAGCGGGTCTTCCTCCGCGTTCCTGCGCACGATCTCCTCAGCCACGCGACGCGCCCAGAGCGCGCGCTTGGCCTCTCTCAGGCAATACGCCGCGAGGGCTGGGGTGTCATAGCCGCCGACGCCCGCCTCGAGCGCGGTGCGGATCAGGGCGTCTTCGGCTGGCGTGAGGGGCGGGACGGGGTTCGTCATAGGAGCTCCAACTGTTCCGCGGCCGTCGCCGGTGTGCGTCTTCGCCGGCGCGCTCTGCGTTCGTCGCGCGCCGCCTGGCGAAGGCGGAAGTCTGTTAGCCGCTCGCGAACGATTTGGCGCATCGATGGACGCTTTGGCGCGCGGTAGAGGAGATCGAGCTTGCGTTGGCGCTTCATACGCGAATTACCCCTTCCCACCTTATCGGCCTCGCCGCATCCTTGCGCGTGGCGCGGGTCTCACGGTGGTGCAGCTTGTCGTAGTTCAGGTGGCACCACTGACAGAGGAACTTCAGGTTCTCGTCGCGGTCATCGCCGGAGACGTGGTTGAGATGGGCAACTGTGCAGACGATACGCACCCGCCGCACGCGTTTCCACTGCGTCCCATACAAGAGAGTTCCCGTGTCGCCCCGGCCATCCGCGCAGGAGTGCCATACCTGGCCGTCGCCTTTAACGCGCGACCAGAGCTGTGTCGTGAAGACGCCGCCAAAGATCTCGCGCCAGGAGAATACCCACACGCGCCGATGGTTGGGCTTCCCGCACTGCTCGCAGCGATTCTTGGCGCGCTTGACGATGCGTTCGCGTGTAGCTAGCCAGGCCGGGCCGCGATAGAAGGGGCGAAGATCGGGGCGGATCGGCATCAGAGCGCCCTGATCCTGGCCGAGATGGTGGCCGCGCAGGCCCTCCAGCCGTTGCGGTAGATCCGATCACCGTCTACGTGGCTGGCGTCGAGGTAGGCGTCGGCGATCTCCGCGCAGGTCTTGCGCGTCCCCTCGATCGCCCGCTGAATCTGCCACATCATTTGATCCACCGTCACGGCGGGGACCTGGTCGTCGTCGGCGTTCGGCATGCTAGTCCTCCTCTCCGGTTGGAAGGTGAAAGCCATCCTGGAGAGCCTGCCGCGCATCGCGATAGGGTCCGTAGAGCTTGCCGCCCCAGTCGATCCAGTGCTCGCGCGATGCGATCTGGGAAGCGGCCTCCTGGACGTCCGAGACGCCTTGGCGAAGGCGCTCCTGGATGGCGCCGACTGTTATTTCACACATGGCATCACGCTTCCTCCAGCCGCTTAGCGAGGCGAATCAGGTCGGTCGCCGTGGCTGTGAAATGATACGCCACCGCGGACGCCTCGCACAGCGCGGCTGCATCGCCGTACCCCAGAACCGAAGAGACGTTCGCCGCGCGGTGGTGCAACTCGGCCGCCGCGATCGCGATCGCGCGCAACTCGGCCGCCGCGCGCTCGGCGATGTCGGCGAGCTCGGCGCCGGTGGTTACCGTCACTGTGTCGCTCATGCGCTTGCCGCCTCTCTCAGCGGTTCGTCAGCTTCCCGCCGCGCCTTGTCTCTCATCAGCGCGCGGCGCACCCGCGCGTCACCCATCCAGCGCTCGCGCGCGCGTTCGTCGAGCAGCACCCACAGTTCGATGATCGTCCTGTCGCTCGCGTGGAACTGCACATTGCGGCGCACGCCGGTTGTTTGCATCACGGCCGCCTCCCTTGCGCGCGGCCGGCGAGCGGGCGCATAATGCCGAGCTGGCGAATCGCGTCGTAGCTGACGTCGACGGCCTCGCGCGAAGGGCGGCCCTTGACGCGCACCGTGAGGTACTTGGGGTGCAGCTCCACAACGAGGGCGTCGCCGCGCTCAAAGACGTCGGTCTCCCGAACGAGTGGTTTACCGGTAGGCAGCTTGGTCATGCGCTTTGGCCCTCGCTTTCTCGGCTGATCAGATTGCCCATATGCCGCTCTCGTCCGCGCCGCTAACGGAATCGATATCCGACCGTGTGGCGCTATTGATCTCGACCGGGGCGAGTCGCTTACTGAGCAGGTGAATGATCGTAGCGTGGTGACGGCCGCCTAGCGCTCGCCCAATGCGGGGCGTGCTCCATCCCATCCTCCGCAGTGCGACT